TGTTCGTCATGCACCGTGCCTACCACAGGGTAGCGTTTAGCCACTCTGAGCATGCCATCTGTCATCACGATACGTGCCGTACCCTGAGTGACATTGTTCGTAATCTTTCCCGCGTAGAGCTTGGTAGCGTCTGGCCCGTATACCCACTGGCTCCTACCACTCTCTTTATCCTTCTGCTGACGGACGTTAGGATACAGCAAACTCATGCCGTTGGGAAGAACTATTTCTCCCTTCCTAAACAGCAGGCACTTATGCCGGTACTCCTCGCCATCCGCAAGCGACTTCTGGATCAGATTCTGACACAGTTCCCAGAACCCCACAACCGGGTACGCCGTTGCCCGGTACATATCCACAATCTTCTTAGCCGCCACGCAGTGGATCATCAACTCCTGTGCGGTGCAGGTGTGCGGGATCTCATTCATCTTGACCGCGTTGTCCTCCCACTCGAGGAAGCGCTCGATGTAATCCCCAGTGACGCCAAGCTGCTTGGCTTCCTGCTTTGTGTAGCGCTTGGGCGGAGCACCAAGGAACCCAACAAGCAGTTGTGCCGAGAAGCTGGCCCACCCCATCTGGTATCCGCAGCCCAGCAGCGCCGACTTGGCTGACTGCCGCTCAACCGGATTCGACTCCTTGGTCATGTCGGGGATGCTGAACATCTGCGAACCGAACATCGCGTACGGATCACCCCCGGCATTGAATATGTGCAGCAGATCATCGTAGTCTGCCAGCCATGCCAGCACTCGTGGCTCGATCTGAGACAGGTCACCCACCACGCACACGTGTCCCTCCGGGGCCATGATGGCTTTGCGTAGGAAGCTCCCCCGCTTGAGGTTCTGCATGTTGATGGCGCTCCCCCTTGCGGCTGTCCAGCGTCCCGTTGAGGCTCCGTAGTAGGACAGTGGCACAGGCAGCGTGCCCCGTGTGCTGATCTCAAGGAAGCGCTGTGCCCGTGTGCGCTCGGATGTGGACTTAACTTTTAGCCTAGCCTCACACAGCAGCGCCACCTCCTCGTTGTCTCCGTTGAGCATGGCTTGGAACAGCGCGTCTGTCTTAGCCAGCGCCAAGGTCTGCTCACCCGTGGTCTTGCTCTTCTTGTATGGCGTGGGCACACCGAGCGCATTCAGTACGGCGGCGAACTGTGGGTTGGATGCCAACTGCGACTCGTCAATCTTGAGCCGCAGCAGCAGTGCCTCCCGTTGCTCCTTCTCACTCAGCAGTGCATCGGTCAGCATGTCCGGGTCTAGCACCAGCATCGGGTTGGTGAACATCCGCAGAGTCATGTCGATGAGTCGTAGTTCCTTTGTAGGGTAGCCTTCCGCGAGTCTTTTGAATATTTGTTCGCAGAGATATATGTCGTGCTTACAATACTCAGCAAGTTCTCTTTCTGTCTCAGGCTCAAGGACGGCCAATCCATCCGTCGAATATACGGCTGTCCCTTTGGGGGGAAGGCCAAAATCGCTTGCAAGTTTGGCGAGGGAATTGCCAACCTCCACGCCCCGTAAAGCTCGCGCCATTGACAGGGTGTCGAAGATGAAGCAGGGGTGGACTCCGTAAACCCATTCCAGTATGGCGATATCAAATTGGGCGTTATGTGCAAGGACTGCTGTTCGCGTCCAGTCATATGTTGATAGGATTCGATGAAGCTCATCTCCTCCATACCACTGAGTAGGTCTATCAGTTCCATACTCATGTATGCATGCTCCGAATGCAATGAATTTAGTATCACGTATGTACTCCTCGGTTGTCATCTTGGAGAGGGTGTAGTCGGCCTTGTCCCATCGGGTTTCAAAGTCGATGGTCAGGATGGTGTCGTATGGCTGGCTCAATGTATGTCCTTTGGTTGGTTGTTGCTGCCTAGGCTGTCAGCCAAGATGCTTGCTGCATCTTTGCAAAGCGTGTGTGCTTCTAGCTCTGTGTTGTTCATTGACAGGATTGAAAGTTTGCCGTTGTTGTAGGCCAGCACCACAGCGCAGTTTGGGTCAGGGCCGTAGCACCGGGTTAACACAAGCATGAGTTCTGCCAGATGCACTTTCTCTTCCGCCGAGAAAAGCTCAAGCCGCTCGTTCATCTCATTCTGCATGGCTTGCATGCGTTCAGTTTCTAAATCCATTTTGTTGTCCTTTGTTTGATGTCTGTAATGATTCCCTGCAATGTGTGCAGGGAAGTCTCGTTGATAACCACAGCGCTACCTCCTGCCTTGTGGATGGCTATCAACTCCCTGTCTTGCAGGGCGGTTGTTTTTCCTTTGCCTGCCTTGCACTCAATCGCAAGGAAGCACCCGTTGACGCAGCACACGATGTCGGGTATCCCTGCGCGTCCGTATCCGTTGGCTGCTGGCATGAAGTAGTACACCTCATGGGCATCCAACATCTTCTTGATTTCGTTTTTAACTCTTGCTTCAGGCGTCATGCTTAATCCTCCATTCACGTTCGCTGCGGCCACTACGAGATTGCACTCTCTCACCTGTAAGAACTACTAGCCCCATCTTCTGCAACTCAGGCAGTCGGCGGGATATAGCAACTCCATCCTCGCGGTTATTCGTATTGGCTTTTGTTGCTATGCCGTCTTTACCCAACGGGCCGTGTTTTAGTAAAGTCAGAAGTATCTGCTGGTAGTGAGCATGAACAAACTCCTCTACCCTCTCCGCCGCCTCGTGACTTGTTGAGGGGTCTGTGTTGCGTGCGCGTACATAATCAGTTTCCATTTTTAGCTCCTGTTGTTTAATAAGTGAGGGGGGAATGTAAATTCCACGCCCCCTCGGTTCGTGGTTGGAGTGCAACACGTTATCTTCACCATCCCGGAACGTGTTGCATCAGCGTAGGGCAGCATTTACAAGGCGCTTGCTCCACTGACAGCAACACCGGGATCTTTATTCCTTTCTCTGAAGCGTTTAGAAATTTCGGCTCGGGTTAGTTTCCTGCGAGGCTCGGGGACTCCCGCACCTATGCGATACACAGGCGTTGCGTCTCGCCCGAGCACATCAGGGAGCCACCCACACACGTGCACGGTGCGTGCGTCTCGCAGCGCCCGCAGCCATGCCTGCGCCGTGACGATATGCACCCCGGTGTGACTGCATAGTTGCCGCGCAGTCACATCCCCCTGTTGCAACAACTGCAGCGTCTGTGCCAAGACGGAGTGGCTAACTTTTGTTCTTACCCGGCGAATCATATGGTGTTCCTTTTAGTATGAGCATGCGGTACGCTTCGATGGCGTCTTTCTTATCCAGCGTCAACTGCTCAATCGTTTCTTGTTGCTGTTGCATCCTGACGCATGCGTCCAGCGCAAACTGATCTAGCGTTGCCCTGTCCCAAGTGCTGAATGTGGGTATGCTGCTCACAGTAATGCCTCTGGTTGCTGTTTAAGTTTTTCCTTTTGTGCTGCTCGGTACATCTGTTCCAGCAGCTTCGGGTCTACCCTCTGGAATGGGTCGTAGAAGTTGATCGGCTTTTTCTTCCGTTTTGAAGATGTGGTCGTTGAAGCATTTCCGTTTTCTGATAACACTGTTGGTTTCCTTTCTTAGTCGCGAGTCTTGTACATCAGTCTGTGCGTTGCATATGGGGCATCTCAAGCGTTCTTCTCCTGTCGTGGTATGTGGCATGGCATCCCCATGTAGTCGTCTGGGTGAAACTGCAATGACTCGTTTAAGTGGCAGCGCCCTAACATCTGCCCATCCTTGCGCTTCTCGTGAGGTGTGCGCTCCAAGTGTTTGCACGTATTGCAGTTGGCTTCATGCGCGTCAAACTCGCGCTTGGATTTGCGGAATGCTGGCAGTGCTGTTGGGTGACACACATACGTGCCGTTCACTTGCGGTGTACACGGGCCTAAGTAAATCGCATCCTCAATCTTGACACGCAGCCCGGTGTACTGGCAGGTGTATAACCCATCCGCATCGGGTGCGTTCAAAATTGGCTTACCACTTGTTGGGTGGCGCTCAGTCATTGCTCTTCTCCTTTGGTGGTGTGGCATTAAGCACGGCCTCAAGATGTTTTGGGTTCATCGTCTCACCAAACTCTTCCTTGTACTTGTGACTGATCTGCCCGAACCAGATCAGGCGGTTGAGTGCTTCCTCCACGGACATGCCAAGGCGCTCATGTATGTGCTGTTTGTTTGGTTGAGTCATGTGTTGCGCCCCTTCAGGACGGCTGAAACTTCTTTGTAAAAGCCGGTGTTATCAAATGTTTTAGCGACCAAATTGGTGTCCGTCATTTTGTCGTAACCTGCATTGACCAGCTTGCTGTGCTTCTTTATGTAAAACTGTACTTCCTCGTCCGTTAGCCCCTGCCACGGGCGCTGTGCTGCTTTCCAGTCAGCTACAAAATCAATTGCCTGTAGCCCGTATTCGTGAAGAATGTTATTGATCCATTCCCATTCGGCGGGTGGCTGTGCTGCGGGTGTTCCGATGCCAACATCACCAGTAACCGGGTCAATACGAACCCGACCGTTTGTTGCTTGCGCCATATGCTCTGACAAGCCTTTGTGCGGCTCCTGCACAGGTGCTGCGGGTGGGGTGGTGTAGAGAGGCCGTACTTCGGCATGAGTTCCTTTTAGCTGTGCCATTTCCTGCGCTTCTTCCTGCGTAAAAAACATATCGTGCAGATTGCCCTCAAACACTCCCCACGCCACCGGCTTTTGCTCTGGCTGTGCCAAGGCTTCGCGTAAGGCGGCAATTGAGTCGGTTGTGTTTTGCTTTGACTGCTCTAGTGCGGATTCAGGCCACACCCATGCGCCGTAATTGTCCCAGCCTTCCAGCGCCTCCAGCGCCTGCTGCGCGGCTTGTCTTAGGTCAGTCATATGTTTCCCCTTGTTCTGATGTTCTCTGCTGCTGATTCCAAAGCAGCGGCCCTGATGTCGTTGCAACGTGCCGCCATGCGGTCACACACCTTCGCGCAAGCCTCACGCTCATGCCCGGCGACAAGGTTGGCAAAGGCTTCAAGGTAGTGGATAAACTTCTCCCTGTCTTTACCCATGCCGTAATAAGACAGCCCGGAGGCGTCTGCCATGAGGATGATCTCATCTTTAGTCATTTCAGTATCTCTCGTTCCAACACTACTACCGCAGCGTCAATTTCTTGAAATAAATAGTCGGGCAGTTGCGCTTTGTTGATGGACATTGCGCTCTCTATTGCTGAGAGCAGCTTGAGCAGCTTGAATAGTTCTTGCTTAGTCATATGTTCTTCTCCTTAATCATCATTCGCGCAATCTGTTTTGCAAAGTCAATTTGCTGGTTGAGATCATCACTCAGCCTGACATTCAACCGCAAACCTTGTTCGTCCTTTAAATTGGACATGGCAATCAACAAGGCTTCAGCAAAACCCGCCTCTGTTGTTTTATCAAGCCCATCAATAAAACCCTGTGTAAAAAATCTCATGTGTTCTTACTCCGCAATGCGGCTTCAATTGCACGGGCAAACCGCATGACAAATGGCCCCACTTTTTCAGTGGGGTTGGGAGTGTTGTTGAAAATATCTCCAATCTCCTCAACCGTCAGCCCTACCCACGGCTTGGCGTAGACCTGTATGTCATCGTCCTCGTCCCGTGCTGCTCGGCGCAAAGCCTCGCGTTCGATGCGTCTGAATTCGTCTTCTTCGGTGTTCATGCTTGCCTCGCTTTCAGCATGGCGTCTGCCCATTCAAAACAACTGCTGCAAATTTCAGCAGCGGTAACGTTTTTTGCGCTTAAAGACAAAAACACTTCGGGCATAGATAACTGCGCCTGCATCGCCTTCGCCGCAAAATAGTCGCGCAGGGTCATGCCATATTCACCGTTACACCCATGCACGGCTGCGTAGGGGAATGCGGCCCCTCCTGTGTTTGTTGTCATATCAATGCCCAAATAAGTCCAGCCACCGCGCCCAGAAAGACGATGGTCATCAGAAACAGGATGATAATGGTCAGCCAATGCATGATCTCGTCTATCCCACCGTAATCGCCGTCATCATTCATTGGTATGTCTCCCTTGATAGTCTTACTCGGTCATACGCACGTATCAGGTTGCGCTTGCGCTCGGGGTCTGTCATAGGTAGTTGTGTCTTTGCGAACAAGTTCGCATTGGCCTCGGCCTCTTCGAACGAATGAGCCAGCCAGATCGACTCGGGCTTCCTTGCCCGTGACTCAATCGCTTGCTGCACCAGCAGATTGCTGACCAGCAATACCATCTCCTTGGTATCACTCATTGCTCACTCCTTGGTGTGTAGCGAGGTGCTTGGTCAGTCTGGCTATTCTGGTGTCGTTGTAGCGCACCACAGACACGGCGTAGTCCACCGCTGTCTCTGCTTCCAGCTTGGCTAACTGAGCGTTAGCCAGTTCAGCGGCGATCATCTCCAGTGGAGTCGGTTTGCGAAAGTAGTTCTTTATAAATGTAATCATTGCTTCTCCTGTTGTGGGGGCCGAAGCCCCCGGTTAATCACACAGCTAACACAGCGTCCAGTGCACGCTGCTTGAGGTCAGCACCCGGCCCCCACTGTGCGGACACAAA